GGGGGGCGGTGGATCCTATGATGCTAGAAATGTCACTTATGCTACGAATGTAGATGCGTCCTATCCTCCCCCTGCTGGTGAGGGATGGAAAAGAGCTACTCATATGGGCAAGCACGATTATTATCGCCAGCGTCCCAGTGGCGGACTGGAGTATGGCACGACTGCACCTTTTTCAGTCCGTCATCCTTGGTTGTCCCTACCCTTTCAACATGCAGCTAAGCGCATAAAAGCTATACCTGAAGCCGTACCCGGATTACTAACCACTGCTGTTGATGCTGGACTTGGAATGATTGCTTCTACAGCCGCCAATTACTTCAGGAAGTTTGTAGGTCTAGGTGACTACACTACTCCTGGTTATGGTGTAAAACATAACTCAATATATACTGGTCCAGCATATGTAGCCAATAAGAACGTTATTGGAGAGTATACAGTCACGCATCGTGAGTTTGTCCAGGATATCAGGACTCATAAGACCGTAGTAGGTGGCTTCAACATTGAGGAGTTCATGATCAATCCTGGAATCAAGGAGACCTTTCCTTGGCTATACCCTATTGCCAAGGCATATCAGGAGTACCGTATAGACGGAATGATCTTTGAATACCGTACTATGTCTGCTGATGCCCTAAACTCTACCAATACTGCTTTAGGTCAGGTTATTATGGCTACTAACTATGATCCCATGAGGGCCAACTTTCAATCTAAGGCTGCTATGGAGAATACTGAGTATGCGTCTTCTTGCAAGCCTTCTCGTTCTATGTTGCATCCTATAGAATGCTCTCGTCGTCAGTCAGTTATGAACGAGCTATATGTAGCTGCTGATGGTGTCATACCTACCAATGCTATACCCCAGATGTATAACTTTGCTAAGTTCCAGATAGCTACTTCTGGAGGTCAAGCCGTGAACGTTATGTTAGGCGAGCTCTGGGTATCGTACCAGATCACCTTCTTTAAGCCTATAGCTTATGCTGGCCCTACTGCTAGTCTCACTGTAGATCCTGAGAGTACTTCTCCCAGTATTCAAGGTCCTGGTGGTAGTGGTAGCCAAGTTGGTGTAGACTGGGCGGCTGTAGTCACTCGTGTAGCTGGAGATGATATTCAGAATATACTCGGTCGATGTGTAGCCGGTAGCGGTTATCCTATGGTAGGAGGAGGTGTCATATTCCCATTGGCTGCTATGAAGAAGGTAGTTCCGGAAGGAGCAGCTGCGTACTATGCGCCAGATCAGTACAGGCCGTATCATTCTCCTGGAGGAACCACTTTATGGTGGTGGAGTACATATCCTAATCGTATATATTTTGGAGGTATATCTGATGGTGATCATCCAGGAATGTGGCGTCCCTATACAGTACCTCCTGATTGGTGTAGTGCTGAGTGGAACTTTAGTATAAAGTTGGACTTTGCGGATAACGTACCTGGATCTCCTAATACGACTACTCTTGACTTGGACGACATACTCACCTGGGGTTTAAGCTTCCCTGCTACTAATGGTTTTAGTGCCGATGTCACCCGTCCTACTGGTTTCAATGATGACCACACCGGTACTGTCTGTAGCACGAAGAAGGTTTACAAACAGCGGAAGATGCTGATGTATTATACGCCTGATTCAGCTCGTATGCCCTTCATTACGCTAACAGGTGGAGACTTGGATGTAGATGGTACTGGTCTCGTAGGAGTGTATTTCAGCTTGACTCACTTCAGAACCGCTCAAATCCCTCTTGATGTTGACTTTACTGAAGAAGAATAAAAATAAAATCGTTATATGCGTTGAAATGAATGTTTATTTTACTCTGGATTGAATTGTTCCCAAGCCTGTTGTTGTACAACGACTTCAGGAATCGTACCTGTCCTTATGTCTTCTATACCCACGAATAGTGCGGGATGTCTTTCACATACCACCTGACATGTCTGGTCCACCCATCTGTATACAACTCTCTGACAATGATCACATTTCAGTTGTCTGGCTGCTCCATTGCAGTCCCCAATGGCCGCTATAAAATCCCAAGTGCTGCTGCGCCCATGCCACCATGTCTCGTAGGCCATAAGGAATGGATCTAAGATGGCATTCATCGTGGCTCTATGCTGTACAATGCAGTGATCGTGATGGCGCGTAGTCATGGCAGAAAAAGAGAAGTGTACTCGACGTAGTTGAGGGAGCGACTGAATAAATCTGCCCCCTTCCGCGCTACCCTGCTAGATCATGCACTAATCGCCACGTGTCTCATGCATCATCGCTTTATCGCCCGATGCATCATCCAAATATAGCGGTCCTAAACAACCCCGTACTCCGGCAATCCGGATTTGAAAAAAACAATTAGAAGGGCGAAGCCCGTTACTTTAATCTTTTATATACATCTTGTAGCTGTGCCAGATATGACTCAGGTGTAGCCCATTTATCTCTCCTAGAGTTATGTTCATAATGAGAGTATCTAGCCCATAACAGTCTCTGTAGGGATCTTATTTCAATCCAAACATCTTCGAAGTCTTCGTAATCATCTCCTACGACCTTTATAGACTCCAGAGCTGCTCTCCTCTCTCCTTCTGTTCCAGTGTTAGAGGGTGCAGCGTTATCAAGTTGCTGGAAGGTATGGATACCACCTCCTTCAGCCATTCGGTCCCGCTTCCATCTGGGAGTGGGACGACCGTCGGTGTTAGGACGCCTAAGTCCAGATTCTCGATCCCATTTACGACGGTTGTAGGAGTCTTTGAGTCCTGCTTCGATGAGTTCAGTATACTCAATCTCCTGGCGTTCCAGTTCCTCGACTCTTCTTGCCTCTTCTTCTTCAAGGTAGCGCGCTTCCTCTTGGACAGCGGCCTGAATCTGTTGGGCCCTCTCGGCCCGTCTGCGGGAGTGTACTTCCTGTGCCCGCACGTGCAATACCTGCTCGTCCCTGTCATCGTATACAGGATGATATACGTTATCGTAGTAGTTCCAAGCAACAAGCTTGTGACGTGTACGGCTCATATATGAGCCAGTGAGTGATTTTAAAGACCAGCATTTTTAATGTGGCAAAACACTTTACCTAATCGAGCAAAACTTGCCCGAAATTTTTCGAGGAAAGCGGGGTGGGGGGGTCCAGAATTTCCCCCCCCACCTCGTCGCCTTTTATCGGCAGTCGCATCATGACTGACCGCCGTGACAAAGGGCCCGCTGAGGCCCGTAATTGGCAGTTCACTCTCAACAACCCTGTTGACTACTTAGCTTGGCCTTTCAAGGATCAAGTCTACGGCGTCTATCAACTAGAGTTAGCCCCCCGCACCGGTACGCCACACTTCCAAGGCTATATCGCCTTTTCGAAGCCTAAAGGTCTTACTGCCCTCAGAAAGCTACTTCCTGGCGCCCATCTTGAGATTGCTCAAGGTACTCCTGAGGAGAACTTTACTTATTGCACTAAGACAGAATCACGAAATCCAGAGGACGGTTCTGGACCATTTGAATTTGGAAACATCGGAGATGTCAAAACCCAAGGGACACGCAGTGACCTCATTAGCGCCTTCCGCTTTATCCAAGAAGCCCGTGCCCTCGGGTCTTTTAGCGAGCTCGACTTCGCACTCGCCCATACCGCTGTCTGGGCGAAGTATCCACACCTCGTCAATCGCTGCTTCGGCCTCACCGCCCCTACCAATGGTGGAAGAGTTGGAGGAACCATTGGATACCGAATTCCTTCCACCGCCCTCCCGCAGAGTGAAGTCCCGTTACTCGGAGGAGTCGATGATGGAGGAGGACGACCCGGAGGAGTATCTGGAGGAGACTCATTCGCAAACATCTATGTCGAGCTCCATATCGGACAATCCCGCTCTGGAAAGAGCTCTGGATTGCGTAGAGCGTACCCTCACGCTTATTGGAAGTCACCTGGAAAGTGGTGGGACGGATATAGAGACCAAGCGACAGTCATTTTCGATGATATTGATGGCAGTTGGTTTACTTGTTCAGAATTGCTCAGAATTCTTAACCCCTTCACCTACCGAGTTGAAACTAAAGGATCTACATTTGATCTTCAAGCCCTCCACTTTGCCCTTTCGTCAAACATCCACCCCCACGAATGGTACCGCGAACACTTCGAACGGCACCCCGACCACCGGGAGGCACTCCAAAACCGCATAAACCTAGTCGTATGTTATACGAAGGGAGTAGCTCCCTGGTCAATGACAGGGGCAGAGTACTTCCACAGTACCGCTCCTACCGTGATCGCCCATATCAACGATCACACTACGCATACTATGCTCCAAGACCTCGCACAACCTGGTCCCATGTCTCTTCCAAACCCACTTATCAATCATTCTCCCGGTCTAGTAGACCATACCGTCCCCACGCAAGATCCTTTGACCCCTACCCAGCCTCTGAATATCTCAATTGGAAGCTGGGAAGAGGATCTTATCACTCCGACCTCTACTATCCACACACCAACCGCCGATACCCCTCTAAGCCCTCTTACCGACGAAGACAATATGATTATTGAATTTGGACAATATACTGATTATTGATTGACTGACCCCGAACTTTAGATGCCCTATGGAACTCGTTTTAGATTTGGGCGTAATGCCATACGGACCACACGTCGTCTATCGGGTTACCGAGGCCCTAGGTCGTATCGCGCCCGTACTCGATACCCTGGACTCCCTGCACCTAACTATCCGTCTCGTCGTAGAGCGGCTAGACCCAGAGCCAGAGCAGCCGCCCCTCGTAGAGGTACGCCACGCCGCCCTCTCATGATGGGGGGCGGTGGATCCTATGATGCTAGAAATGTCACTTATGCTACGAATGTAGATGCGTCCTATCCTCCCCCTGCTGGTGAGGGATGGAAAAGAGCTACTCATATGGGCAAGCACGATTAT